CACAAGGTAATTGTGGCCTCACACACTGCAGATTTGGCGGTTGTAATGGCCCGAAAGGTGCGAAATCTTATTAATACGCCCGAATACAAGGCAATTTTCCCAAATACAAGCATCGCAAGCGATGCAAAAGCGGCTGCGCAGTGGAATACGACCAAAGGTGGCGAGTATTTTGCGATTGGTGTGGGTGGTGCGCTGGCTGGACGTGGTGCTCACTTGATTATTGCCGACGATCCGCTGTCTGAGCAGGATATTAAGGCTGGAAATACCACATCTTTGGACTCGGCGTACGAGTGGTTCAGTGCTGGTCTGCGTACTCGACTCATGCCAGACGGGAAAATCTGTGTTTTACACACAAGGTGGCACCAGAGGGACCTGATTGGGCGGCTAATTAAGGATTCCGCCATGAATGAGGGCGGGGACAGCTACGAAACCTTTGAATTCCCTGCAATTCTTCATGAGGGCACGGATAACGAGAAGTCAATCTGGCCAGAGCAGTGGTCACTCGAAGCTTTGCAGCAAACACGGGCGTCAATGCACCACATCATGTGGCAGTGGTACGCTCAATACCAGCAAAACCCGACGGCAGCCGAGGCTGCGATCATAAAACGGGACTGGATCAAGTGGTGGACTAAAGATGACCCGCCAAGAATTGACTTTATTGTGCAAGCGTTTGATACGGCGCTAACTACGAAAGAACGGTCGGACTTCTCTGTGTGCCATACGTGGGGTGTGTGGGAGAATGAGGAAGATGGCACCCAGAATGTGATCTTGCTGAATAAAGTCAAGGGGAAATACGAGTTTCCGGAGTTAAAGCAGATGGCGCACGACCAGTATAAAGAATGGGAGCCCGACAGCGTAATTGTTGAGGCCAAGGCCAGCGGTCAGCCGCTGATTGACGAGATGCGCAGGTCAGGTATATTTGTGCAGGACTTCAGTCCCGGTAAGGGTCAGGATAAGATTGCCAGATTAAATGCCGTGGCAGATATGTTTGCGTCTGGACACGTTTGGTTCCCTGAGAATGCGTGGGCTGCGGCTACCGTTGAAGAGATACTGGCGTTTCCTGCGGGCGAGCATGACGATGAGGTTGACACCATGACACTTGCCATGATGAGAATTCGCAAGGGTGGGCTATTGCGCTTGAGCAGTGACCACGAGGATAATGACCCCTATTACGCGGGCCGTCGCAACGCGTACTACTAAGCACACAAGGACTAAATAATGGCTACTAATATGTTCCCCTCACTGAACCCAGCTCCGCTTGGGTTAGATGCACTGGCTCCAGATATGGAGGAGGGTCCCGGGATTGAGATTCAGATTGAGAACCCCGATGGTGTGCTTGTTGGCATGGACGGCATTGAGATTGACTTGATGGGTATTATTGCAGGCGATAAAAGCGACGACTTCGACGCTAACCTTGCTGAAGAGATGGACGAGGGCGAGTTGCAGAAACTTGCCAGTGATTTGGTTGAGATGGTTGATTCAGACATTGGTGCCCGCAAAGAGTGGGTGGACATGTACGTCAAAGGTCTTGATGTTCTGGGGATGAAGTATGAAGAACGTACTGAACCGTGGCTCGGTGCTTGCGGTGTTTTCTCAACGGTACTCACAGAAGCTGCTGTACGGTTCCAGAGCGAGACTATCATTGAAACGTTCCCTGCTCAAGGCCCGGTCAAAACCGAGATCATCGGCGCAATTGATAAACTTAAAGAGGAAGCTGCGGAGCGCGTCCGGGAGGACATGAATTACCAGCTCACCGAGGTGATGTCTGAGTATCGCCCTGAGCACGAGCGCATGTTGTACTCCCTTGGATTAGCTGGCAGCGCGTTTAAGAAAGTTTACTTTGACCCCGGTCTGAATCGTCAGGTTGCCATATTTATTCCTGCGGAAGACATCATTATTCCGTACGGCGCGTCAAGCTTGAAGACCTCTGAGCGTGTTACGCACATCATGCGTAAGACCAAGAACGAGATGCGAAAGCTGCAGGTAGCTGGGTTCTACCGCGATGTTGAGCTGGGCGATCCACAAATTATCCACACAGACATCGAGAAAAAGAAAGCAGAAGACCAAGGCTTTACGCTGACTGACGATGACCGCTATCAGATTTTGGAGATGCACGTCGACTACGACCTGCCCGGTTATGAAGACGAGGATGAGATTGCTCTGCCGTATATCGTGACAATCGACCGTGGCACTAACAAAGTGTTGGCTGTTCGCAGGAACTGGAACCCAGAAGACAAGCGCCAGATAAAACGCGACCACTTCGTACAGTACACATATATACCCGGGTTTGGTGCTTATGGTCTTGGTTTGATCCACCTGATTGGTGGTTACGCCCGTGCGGGCACTTCCATCATTCGCCAACTTGTTGACGCAGGCACACTCAGCAATTTGCCCGGTGGCTTAAAGACACGCGGCCTGCGTATCAAGGGAGACGACACTCCCATAAACCCCGGTGAGTTCCGTGATGTAGACGTGCCAAGTGGTTCAGTGCGCGATAACATCATGATGCTGCCATACAGCGAGCCATCACAGACACTACTTGCGCTGCTAAACCAGATCACTGACGAGGGCAAACGCCTTGGCTCTATTGCTGATATGAACATCAGCGACATGAGTGCGAATGCTCCGGTGGGTACCACGCTTGCTCTATTAGAGCGTCAGCTTAAGACAATGTCTGCTGTACAGGCCCGTGTCCACTACAGCATGAAGCAAGAGTTCCGGCTTCTGCGCGACATCATTCGTGACTACACGCCAGATCAGTATTCGTTCGACCCATCGAGTGGCGACCGGATGGCGAAGCAAGAAGACTACGACATGGTGGACGTAATTCCTGTGTCTGATCCCAATTCGGCAACAATGGCTCAACGCATCATGCAGTACCAAGCGGTGATGCAGTTGGCGCAGCAAGCCCCGCAAATTTATGACTTGCCAATGTTGCACCGCCAGATGATTGAGGTGCTGGGCATTAAGAACGCAGACAAACTTGTGCCTGTGGATGACGATATGACACCACGCGATCCGGTCAGCGAGAACATGGCGTTCCTGAATGGCAAGCCGACAAAAGCGTTTATCTATCAGGACCACGACGCACACATTGCTGTACATACATCAATGATGCAAGACCCCCTGCTCATGGCGCAGATTGGTCAGAACCCACAAGCCCAGAAGATGATGGCCGAGATTCAGGCGCACCTCTCAGAACACTTGGCGTTTGCGTATCGCAAACAAGTCGAAGAACAGTTGGGCGTGCCGCTCCCACCACCAGACGAGCCACTGCCAGAAGCCGCCGAAGTCATGTTGTCTAAACTTGTGGCTAAAGGCGCACAGCAGGTGTTGGCTGCAAGTAAAGGTAAGGCCGCACAACAGCAAGCTCAGCAGCAGATGCAGGACCCCATCATGCAGATGCAGATGCAAGAGTTGCAGATCAGGAAACAGGAAGCTGATATTAAAGCGCTCAAGGTCAAGGGTGACTTGCAGCTCAAGGCCGAGGAGTTGTCGCTCAAGGCTCGTGAGAACGCAGCTAAAACTGGCGAAGACCCACAGATGGCTGCGATGCGTCTACAGCAAGAAATCATGCAGGCGCAGGAGTTACACGGTATGGAGATGGCTGCGAAACAGATGGAGTTGCAACAAGCTCAGGCTCAGCAACAACAAGCTCAAGCGCAGCAAACGCAAGCGATGGCTCACGGCGGTCAGGTGCATAACCAGAGCCTACAGCACAGAGACCAAGCGCACATGATGAAGATGCGCCAAGCGGCGATGGCCGCTGAGAGCGCTAACAACAACCCTATGCTAAAGGATGAATGATGGCTAATTTGCTTGAAGTTTTAGATGGCAAGCTTGACGAACAGATCAAGCAGATAGTCGACGTGATTAGTGCTGGTGGAGCTAAATCCCACGAGCACTATAAGGAACTGTGCGGAACGATCCGGGGTCTGCAAACCGCGCAGTATGAACTTGCTGACCTCGTGCGAAAAACTAAGGATTATGACGATGACTGATTTCGACGTTAGTGCGGTTGATCTAAGTGGGGTGCTCAATACCTCCGCCGAAGAAAAAGCCAAACAAGTGCCGGACCCCGCGACGTACCATATTTTGTGTATGTTGCCCAAGGCAGAAGAAGAGTTTAGCGAGACTGGCATTTTGAAGTCCGCTACAGCTATGCACCACGAGGAACTCCTGTCCCCCGTACTATTTGTGGCCAAGATTGGCCCCGATGCGTTTAAAGACGCCACCAGATTCCCATCTGGCCCATCATGCAAAGTTGGTGACTTTATTTTGGTTCGCCCAAACACCGGCACGCGCATGAAAATCCACGGTACAGAGTGGAGGCTTATCAATGACGATTCCGTACAAGCCGTTGTGCAAGACCCTCGTGGTATCCAACGTCCAACTTAAGGAGTAATCATGGCAGAAATTGAAAAAACAGAATTTGAGTTTCCGGACGAAGTTGAGGCAAACCCCCGCAAGGGTGGCCGGGTTGTAGAACCTGAAGCTGATGCCCCGGAGATTGAAGTCGTAGACGACACACCCCCAGAAGACCGTGGCCGAAAGCCCATGGCTGAACCTCCCAAAGAGGTGACGGACGATGAGTTGTCAAAATACGACGAAAGCGTACAAAAGCGCATCAAGCACTTTACAAAGGGCTATCACGACGAACGCCGTGCAAAAGAGACGGCTCAACGTGAAAAAGACGAAGCCATGCGCTTTGCCCAAGCTATGGCGGAAGAAAACAAACAGCTAAAGGGTTCTGTTAACCAAAATCAAGCGGCATTGTTAGAACAAGCCAAGAAAGTGGTGGCTAACGAGCTTGAAGCTGCTAAGCGGCAGTACAAAGAAGCCTATGAAGCGGGTGATTCTGATGCTCTGGTGAACGCGCAAGAAGCGTTGACTGGCGCAAAAATGAAGGCGGATAAAGTAAATAATTTTCGCCCAACCCCTTTACAGGTGGAAAAAACTGTTGTACAACCTGCATATCAGCCCCAACCGGCTGCACCCGTGGACGAAAAACTGCTTGCATGGCAAGACCAAAATCAGTGGTTTGGATCCAATAAACGGATGACAGCTTATGCCCTCGGCTTGCACGAGGACTTGGTAGGGGAAGGAATTCCGGCAGGCAGTGAGGAGTACTATAAACGTATCAACACTGACATGCGCGATAGATTTGCCGACCAATTTGGAGCCGACAAATCCGCTGATGCTAAACCTCAGCGCACAAAATCCAATGTTGTTGCACCTGCAACCCGTAGCACAGCTCCCCAAAAGGTCGTGCTTACGCAGACACAGGTGAATATCGCCAAGCGGTTGGGGGTTCCGTTGGAACTGTATGCCCGTAAGGTTGCTGAAGAAATGAGGAAAATATAATGGAAAAAACTAACCGCGCACCACGCGAACTTGAAACCCGCGAAAAGGCGGAGCGTCCTAAACAATGGATGCCCCCCAAACTTCTACCCGATCCGAAGCCGGAAGAGGGTTATGCGTTTCGCTGGATCAGGATTGCCTCGCAAGGTAAAGATGACGCCACGAATTATTCCTCCAAGCTTGCTGAGGGTTGGGAACCCGTTAAAGCTTCAGATCATCCCGAGATTCGTCTGTTTAACTCTGCTGCGGCTAAGTTTCCAGACAGTATCGAGGTAGGTGGCCTACTGCTTTGCAAAACACCTGTGGAGTTTACTGAACAGCGTAATGCGTATTACCGCCAACAAGCGGATGCTCAGATGCAATCAGTTGACAACACATACATGCGCGAAAATGACCCACGGATGCCTTTGTTCAAAGAACGTAGCTCCAAGGTAACTTTCGGAAAAGGTATTTAATTTTTTGGAGGCTTAAATGTCAACTACCAATTCTCCCTATGGGCTACGACCCATTAATCGTAACGACGGTATGCCTTATGCCGGTGCTACGAGTCAGTTTTTGATTAACCCAACCAGTGGCGCTGGAACCAACTTGTTTTATGGTCAAGTAGTTCTTATCGACGCAGACGGTTATATTGCTTTGTCTACCGCTACCGGCGCAGACTTGACTACCAATAACCTTGGTGGCTCTAGTATTGGTGCTTGGGGCGTGTTTGTTGGTGCATCTTACATCAACGCACAAGGTCAGCAGATTTACGGTCAGTACTACCCTTCCGGCACAACCGGCGTGGTAACTGCATACGTTATCACTGATCCTAACGTGACATTCCAAGCTCAATTGGATGGTCAAGTTACTCAAGCCGCTCTTGGCGCAAACACCTTCTTTGCTGCTGCACAGTCTACTTCTACAGGTTCTACCCGTACAGGTAACTCTACCAGCGCCTTGGAAAGCACAGTTGTTACTACTGCCGCTGCGTTCAAGATTATCGGTTTCGCTTCTCCATTGACCGACACATACACAGAAGTGTTTGTTAAGTTCAATCCCGGCGCTTCCGCTTTCACTAACGCCGTTGGCATCTAAGGAGCTAAATCATGGCTATTTCACGCGCACAACTGCTCAAAGAATTACTCCCCGGCTTGAACGCTTTGTTCGGTCTTGAGTACGCTAAATACGGCGAAGAGCATAAAGAAATCTACGAAACAGAGACATCTGAGCGTAGCTTTGAAGAAGAGACAAAGCTGTCTGGCTTCGGTCAAGCACCTGTCAAAAACGAGGGTTCTGCCATCGCTTATGACAATGCACAGGAAGCATGGACTGCACGTTACACCCACGAAACCATTGCGATGGGCTTCTCCATCACAGAGGAAGCTGTGGAAGATAACTTGTATGACAGCCTGTCTTCACGTTATACCAAGGCTTTGGCCCGTGGTATGGCTTACACCAAGCAAGTTAAAGCTGCTGCAATCTTGAACACCGGTTTTACTGGTTCCGGTAACCCCACCTATGGTGACGGTCAGGTTTTGTTCTCGACGCAGCACCCCTTGGTTTCTGGTGGAGTTAACAGCAACACACCATCTACTCCTGCCGACTTGAATGAA